CCCAGCGTCCAGCGGGTAGCGTGTTGCTGGTGTCTGATACTAGTGAGTAGGTTGGCGCTGTTCCGGTTCCTCCGGGTTGCTCAAACCACCCAGCAGGACGTACCGTTCCACCTACCACCAAGGGGTCTGTTATGAGGTTTGCGGGGGATGCTGACCGCACTAGACCGAAAGGTGTTGACCGTGCGGTGGCTCGTTTCATTGCTTTTGCCACTTCAACGGCTATTTTCTGGTGTCCCGCATCATTAGGATGGATATTGTCACCTGAGTCGTATGCCGCCAGCATTCCACCTGTTGTGGTGTCAACTAAAACACTGTAAATATCCGCTAGTTCGCACCCGTAGGATATTGCAATGGTTCGGATCCAGTCATTATAACCATCGATTCTGCTACGCGTTGATGATGCTACTGACACAGCACGTGGCGGGACTGTGCATAGTACTACTGGACAGCCACCTTGTTTTGACTTTTGGATGATGGAAATCATATTTGCCTTGTAAGTTGCTAGGGAAACAGACTGTTCTGCATCATTTGTTCCCAGCAAAACTACAATTGCCTGTGCACCAGCGGTCAATAGTGCAGGTAGCCTAACAAGCGCTTGGTCGCTCCTATCCCCCGGTGTACCTGCTTCAATGGAGTCTGGGCGTGCTATCAAACCGCCAACCATTTGAACGGCTTGTGGGGCATAGGAATAAGCGAAGTTTGAAGCGCTTGAACCGTTAGTGATGGAGTCGCCTAAGAATCCCCAGCGCGAGCCAGGGGCCAGTCGTGCTGGGTTGACCCTTGCGTAGGTTGTGGCAGCTGTAGTGACGTCAAGCTTGCTTGTTTCAACTGATTTTGCTGCGTAGGTTGTTGCTGCCTCAGTTTTGTCCAGCTTTAGGGCAAGTGGTGCGGCGGTTTCTGTTTCAATTTCACTTTCTATTGCTTCTTCACTGAGCCTCTCAGGCAACAAAGAATCGTCAACAAATCCGTCAGGAATCACAATCTGGGGATATTTTGATCCGCCGGTGAGGCGTATAGATTTAGGTGTCATTGTGGTGCCTTTCGCATTGTGAATTCTCGTATTTATCGCTTACTTCAACAAGTGTCGCACATTCGGTGCATTGCGTTAGATATTTGACACCACTCATTGTGTGCTCTGCCTTTCCCGTACCGGCCATGGTGGCAGTTTATCTTCGGGGTAGCCAAGCTCCACTAAAATTCGACGGAGGGATGAAGCGTATTCCTGCATTTTGCGGCGGTAGGATGCTTCGTTGTCGGCGCGTTCTTCAGCCTTTACCAAGCGTCCTAGTGCGTTGCGGTTGTTGGCTCGTTCTTCCCGTGCCCTACCGCTTTTCCATGCTTTGAAACCTTTTATGGCCTCCATCAGCAACGGGGCGGAGCCTAGTGCTATGACGAGTGCTGTTATTTCTGCGGCGCTCATTTGGAGGGGTCCAGGTATGCCCAGTCAATGCGCCGGTAGCGTTTGAACGCGTCGATGATACAGGTTATTTCGAGTGCGACGATAAGCCAAATGGTTGATGTTGTGGTTCTACCGTTGGCAGCGTAGGCAAGGGTGGGAATAAGGAGCGCCACGTAGCCTAGTCCGGTGATCCAGAGCGCTACCCTCTCAATCCACCAAAGGCCACGGCAAACAGCGAATGAACCAATCAAGCCGCCGCTTACCAGCATTGATCCGACGATGACTGACAGGACCGCGCCCAGTTGCAGTGTGATGATGTTTGGTACACCGCCCAGCATTGACAGTAACCCGCAAATGACTGCCATGGAATAGCCTACGACTTGAAGGAAATTGATGAATGCTGGTTCTTTGAAGTATCCTATGAATTTCATTTCTGATCCTCGTTGACGTTTCCGAGGGCTACACCGCTACCTACTCCGAGTAATGCGCCGAGTAGTGGAATCCATAACGGGATTGTTTCTACTTCAATAATACCATAAGCAACGAGTACTGGGGCAGATGCAAGACCTACACCATACAGCCAGCGGCGAATTTTTGGTGATGGGATGAAACGTGCTTTGGGTTCTGCTCTGTGTTCACTCATAAGTCCCCAGACTCCTTGTTGCAGTTTATGCAAATACGTTCAGCATTGCATTTCTTGTATGGGCTTCATCAAAGCGCATAAGACCATTCTTCCACGAATGACGCAATACACGCAATATTTCATCGTTCTTCAACAAAAGCCTGTTGTCAGGCGTTACCTTGTTAGGCATCAGGGTATAGCACAATTGCTGTCCCGGCAGCTTTTGTTGGAGATAGAAGATACCTTCTTTCCTGTCAAACCACACGCTGAAAGTCCCGTCCTGGGTTTGCAGAGTGTAAGCGTACTCACTGTCACTAGGCTTCTTACCCAACAACAATTCATGATTGTCGGCAAATTCGTTGCCTAGCGCGTAGTCAGCATATTCGGTTCCCTGGATGAATTTACCGAACCGTGTTTTGTAGACTTCGTTGTTGAAGTCCTTGGAGTCTACGAAGTGCGCAACAATGAATCCTTCATCACTGGTGATAAGGTCACCAACCTTTTCAGGTCGTATCTTGTATTTGATGAAGTACGGGTTTTCGATGCTGATTGAGTTTGCCAGGAACAAGACGCGCGTGTTGTTTCGGTTACGGTCAACGGTGGAGTAAAAGTTGGTCATGACCGTTACTTCATCCGGCAGGTAATGCACCAATCCCTTTTCAATGATGAATTCATCAAAGATGATAGTTCGCACCAATGGAAAGGCACGTCCCTTTTGGTTCTGTGCCGTGGATAGCGCGATCGCGTATCCCATGACTTCCCACACATTGTCCTTGCGGCTCTTTTTAGGTTCCCGGCATACTTCAAATTGGTCTCCGTTTACACGGAAATGATAGCTAGGCCATTCATGCTTTATGTCATCAAAGAACGCCTTTGCGGCACGCATTTCAGTTTTGAACCTGCGCAGGTAAACAAATTGTTCCCCAGTGCGAAGGAATTTCTTTATCACCTTTTCCTTCGCACCATACGTCTTACCCAAACCACGCGCACCACAAATAAAATTAAAAACAGCGTTGAACGAGTAAACACGGTCAAAGTTGTAGTAGGGCAGCTTCGCCCCCTCAGCACTGACAGCAACGGCAGTCACTAGATAATCACCCCATGTGCACGCAATACCGGCAACGGGTCAATGAACTCAGCCCCGTAATTGTAGGGAGGCGCCCAGGGGTCATTGTAGTTGCCACGGATAATCTCAAAATGCAAGTGAGTACCCGTCACATTCCCTGTCGCGCCCTCTGTAAACAGCACGGTGCCAGCGGCAACGGTATCCCCAACACTGACCACCAGTGATTCATCAGCGCCGTGGTTGTAGGTGAATGTGTATTCCCCGTCAGGAGTGTGGCCCTTCACATAGGTCCCAGCCGTGCTGTTTCCACCCTCATAGGCGTCAACGGCCACAGTAATGACCATAGGTGCCACTGCCTTGACGGGAAGCCCTGTAGGGGCTGTTGTGGAGCTAATATCAATGCCGTAATGGAAGCCGCCCAGCCTCCAACCAAAACCAGACGTCATGGTAAAACCAGCCGCCCAGTTAGCCAACCAATCACCCGGCGGCGGAGGATCCTCAGGATCGGGCGGTTCCCACGGCTCATACGGAGGAATCTCCCCAGGGTCACTGGTCCCCGGCAACCACAAACCACGCCCATCCGACAAAGCCATTTTCACAGCCCCATCAATATAGTGGATATAAAGATGCCCGCCACGTTCCTCAACATAACGCACCGTGTTGTAATCCAAATCTGCCATGTACCTACGGTACTCGTGATTTGTCGTAGTTGCATAATGAAACGAGTAATGCCCCGCACTTTAGGTAAGTGCGGGGCATTAACAGGCTAATTTATTTGGCTGTCCATCCGAGCAAGCCAACATCGGACTTGACGTAAAGCGCCGTGTCTGATGTTGCCGCGCTACGGTTTGAATACCAGTCGCCAGGATTGCCGGACATTGTAGGGGCACCAGTGCCGGAAATGATTTTCATATCCCCGATCCTGCCGGACACGTAGGTGAGTCCAGCGGCAATGTTGTTAACGAAGCGGTTATTGGCAACCAACGGATGCACAGCTTCGGCCGTAATGATATCCAGCCCAACGGACGATTCAGCACCAACCTTTTTGGTCAGGTTATTGGTGACAATAATTTCCTGTCCAAGGTTCGGGGAAAGCCTGATACTGATGGATGAAGCACCCTTGACCGTGTTGCCGGTAATGTTGACGCTATCCGCGCTACCAGTCCGTATACCGATCTGCACAACAGTGCCGTCAAGGTTCAGGTGGTTGTTGGCAATGGTCACAGCGCCCATCGTCGGAACACCGCCAGCTTGCGGAACACTGAAAAGTTCGGTGCAGATGTGGCAGTTTTTGGCGTTGTTCCCAACAATGGTGAAGTCCCCGGCCTTGTGGGAAATGTCATTGTCAAACCCCTGGTACGTCATGCGAACCGCTTTGGCATTGTTGTCAGGGGTAGTGTTCCGCATCTTGTTACCCGTAACGGTAATGTCATTGGAATCATCCAACCAAACATGGTTGAAATGGTCTACAAGGAGATTGTCAGAAATGACACCGTTGAACGCGCCGTTTTCCGTCTGAACACCGCCCCCGTTGATATTGGACCCAAACAAGCTATTACCGTCCACAACGAAGTCATGCACACCATAAAGGCCAACGGCAGCGCTAACGGTAACGTCATAGCAACTGTTTCCTAGAACCTTGACGTCTGTGATGCGCCCCGGCCCCTTGGAAACAAAGTTGTAGCCGCCGGATGATGTGGAGAGTTTTTCACCATAGGACTTGTTGTTTTTGATGGTGATGTTTTTGAAAGCTCCGGTCCCACTCGTTTTGGTCATGCCGAACTTTGTAGGGTGCCAGGGGCGGTTGAATTCACATCCGTCAACAACAATGTTTTCAATGGTTCCTTCAATGGTTGCGTCATAGGCGTCACCACCGGCAATGGGAATACCTGTAGGACGTGAACCGCCAGCCATGTCGTATTTGTCCCTGAATTTCAGGGTTTCATACGTGGTGTTGGAGCCTGTGGTGAAGAAAATGACCGCCCTGTCGTCATAGCTACAGGTGTAGGTAATGACCCCGCCTTCACCCTTGACTCGGACGTTGGGCGGAACGTCAAAGAACCTCTTGCTGAACTGCCCGTCACCGGGGAACACCCATACCAGTTCTTCACTGACAGGGCACTCATATTCACCGGGAGTCAGGACAACGGTGCTCTGTACATTGTCCAGCGCGGAGGCTACCCCGGCAGCGGCCAATGCCGCACGAATCGCGGGAACGTCATTGGCAACACCGTCACCCAGCGCGCCGTAGTCGCGCGGGTTGAATTCGTAGCCGAACAGTTCACGAATTTTCAAACCTGTTACTGAGGTTTTGTCAGCAATGAGACCGGCGACTGATTCGTCATTCAGGACGGCAATTTGGGCTTCAATGTTTTCGATGAATTCGTTGAAAAGGTCAAACCAGTCAGAGCCCTTTTGATTCAATGCGTTGTTGAATTCAGTGATGATGCGCTCTAGCTCATTATCGGTTTCAACTGTCAGGGTTTCATTGATGTAATCAACAAGCCCTTTCAGGATCGTCAGGAACGTTGCATTGTCCCTGTGCGTAAAAGGGGTTACCCTGTTCAGCGGTCCAATGCTACCAGCGTACGGGGAAAAACCCGTAGGGGTAATAGTCATTTCCATATCCTCTCGTGTGTTCCTGTCCGCTGTCCCAAATCATCATGAAAAGTTCTGACAGGCTATCGATAACCATCATATCCACATTGACAAAGGATTGACGCAGCATCAATACCAATTCGGCTGGGTTGCCCTGGTAGCCTGTCGTACTATTTTCGTTGTTGCTGGTGTTGGTTGCCGTGCCGTCAGCGTCAGTCGTGCTTTTGGAGTCCTGCGCATTTGTTGCGTAGTCAGCGTTTCCGGCCAAACGGACTTGCGGAGTGTTGGACGCTACCACCCTGCCGTCTGACGTGGTGGACGATTCGGTTTCCGAGTTGTCAGTGCTTTCCCCGACAGACCGGATATTGACTGTCAGCAACGGATCAATTTCAATCTGTGACGCCTTGTAGTGCTGATTAATGAGCGGCATGATTTCATTCATCTTGCGTGCCATTGCGTAACGAAACATGGAATCAGTCTCGTGACCTATTTCCTGTTCATTGTAGTGTGCAATGATTTTCTCATTCAGCGCTTCACGGTAATCAGAATCAAAGATAGGGTACTGATCCAGACCTATGCACTTGTACCTATCTTCAGTCTTTGCGTCATCGATCACTTGTTGCAGTGTCATTGTGAAGTTCGGCATTGTCTTTGTCTCCTTCCAACTCGAATTGACCAACACCGTCAGGAATGACCGGCATTGAACCTGTCTGATCGTAATTGACTTCCACGTTCAGACCATACATGCGGTTGATTTGTTCAGCTGCATACTGCCGGGTGTTCAGCGCGGTCGCCCTGACAGCCAAGACCTGTTCATCGTTGGCTTGAACCTCGGACGCTACAAGCCGTTCCCGTTTGTCCTGGTTGGCGTTGTTGATTCCCAGGAATCCCATTGCCTGATTCCACAGGCTGTTACGGGCGTCCATCAGTTTTGGCAACACGTCAGGATGTGTTCCTAGATCAAGTGCTTGGATACTGCTTGGATCAAAGTTGGGCGTCGTATAAACAACAGGCTTGCCTTCATCAATGTTCCGCATGATATTAGTCAGTGATTGACGCTGGTTGGCGTTACCCGTCACCAGTCGACTGAAACGCAGGTTTTCAACAGTAATGTCAATGGTGCGATCAATCTTTGCCAGCTTGCGCGCATACAAGGCAATTGCCTGAAGTTGTGGGATGCGGGAAATGTTCGCCCAGATGGGCACGCATTCACGCGCGTGCAACAAGCGCTCTATTTGTTGGTTGCCGTATACCTGAAATTCCGTAGGGTTGTCATACATGTTGATTTCACCCTGAGACGATGCCTTCAGGCAAAAGTACCTGTTGTACCTGTCAACCACGATTTCAAGGTCACCAACGGTTTCGGGCTTCAAGCCATTGCGGGAATGGAAGAACACAGCAAGCCCGTTATAGTGCAATGACTTTTCAACAAACGTCCGGTCAATTTCTTCAGGCAACCCTGTCCAGGTAAAGCGGTTCAAACACAACTCGTTCAGCGTTGACATATACATGCGTTCTGTCAATATCTGATCTGTCATGTTGGGGTCATTTGCATACCCCCACGTCTGCGAATCAAACTGAGTAAAGCCCAGTTCACTACGCTTTCCCTTACTCACAGTGTGAATCCTCCTACAGGCTGGTTATCGGTCATTGCCACATTTCCAATGTCGGCAGGTTCTTTCCAAACAGTAACACCCTTTTCAAAGATGCCCCTAATGGTTTCCTTGAACATTTCCGGGGCTTTTGCTTGTAGAACGTAGGCTTCACGCAATTTGTAATAGGTGAAGTGAGTCATGCAATGCAGGTTGCCGGGCAACCGTGACCATACATTCAATTGGTAACCAAACCGCATCCAATACCCTGCCACTTGACGCATGGCTGAACCTTGGAGCATTTTCACCTTCATATCCATGCCCCACTGATACTTGGCAAGATTGAACGTGTCCCCTCCAACCTGCCCTGACGTGGTTGGTGCCAACAGTTTCGCGTCCTGGACCTTCGCTGTGATCCCTGCAATAGCGTTTTGGTAGTCACCCTTGGCGGCATAATTGGCGTATTGCAGGTTACTGTCAGCCATGTACCCGGCGTTCGCTACACCAGCGTTCGTTGACGCGTTTTGCAGGTTGGTGCTGATATTCAAGGACTGGTTGTTATTGTTGGTGGTAATCGCCTGATTGATCCCGGAATTCAGAAAACCAACCGCCGCGCCCATGGGATTCTTGTTCGCCAGGGACCCTGCAACGGCATTCCCTGCACCCTGAAGGTTTTGGAACATGGCCGTCTGATTGGCAAGGGACGTTGACTGGGTTGCCGCGTTGATATTCAACTCATTCAGCTTGCCGGTCAAATCCATCCCCGCGCTTGCCTGATCGAACGATAGTTGGTTGCCGGTCAGGGCTCGTTGCTGTGACCAATCCGCTGATTGATTCTGGAAGGCAATGCTGTTCCTGTTGGATGCCATGTAGGACAGGTAAGCGTTGTTGACGATGGAGAATTGCGGGAAGTTGCTGATTGATGTGGCAACGTCCAGGAATTCGCCCCCATCATTCCGCAAGCCCATGCCGTCTGTTTCGGAGTAGGCACCGGTTTTACGGTTGTATCCAACGGGGTAGAACATGATCTTTGCGCTGCCGGGAACAAGGTGTGCAAGTTCAACGAAGTCAGCGTCAGCGTTGTCCCACGCTTCAGGCTTCAATACAATCGGCTGACCGCTGTACGTTGTCATTTCAATAGCCATGTAAGGGAAAGTAAGGAACTTCTTCAAGTGCCGGTATTCCTCCGGGAGGGCTTCCAATGCGCTGACTTCCCGCCAATTAGCCTGAAAGCTGAGTGTTGGGTTCTTATTGGAGCCAACAACGAATTCCTTGATTGAGCCTTCAGGCATCCAGTCAATAGCTACGGGGGTAGCAATAATTTCGTAGCGCTCAATAGCATCATTCGGAATGGCAGTGATCGAAATGATGTTGTTGCTGATGTACGGCTTGTCAGACAGTGCCGTCATGAAAGTTTTGAAGTGGTCAGCGTCAATCCAGTAGATATTGCACCCTGACGGTAGGTTTTCCATGATTGAACCGTTGGCGGTTTTCAATACCGGGTTAGCGACTGTTCCAAGATCACCCGTCAATTGCGCCGTGGTCATGACAAGAATCCCGTATTCCTGCGCCCCACGCGCCGTACCAATGTTATGCGTAAAGTAAAACGCGGTGTTGTATTCACCGCCAATGTCAATACCTTCAGGGATATTCAGGAACTGACGCCCGTATTCATCAAACGCGTTATCAGCGGCAATGCCCATGTGGGAACGTTCCACGAAGCACTGACCGAATTCAAATTCATACACAAACGTCTGCCACGCATCCAACTGCAGATGCAACCGTGTGGTATTTGGGGCAATGTACTCAACATGTGTGATGAAGTAATAGAAATACTGCGACTTGTCCACACCGCCGGGGGACGTAATAGGCTGTGCCGGATTGTAAACCCGCAGGTAATTCAATTCGGACGCAACGGCAAATGGAATGTCAAGGTCAATCGGTTCACCCTGTTTCAGGTAAATAGCATCCTCGATTGTGGTGTATTCAGCCTGTGCACTGTCCAGGTAAGCATTCAGCCCTGCCCTGCCGGTAACGAAGCGCACCACGTCACGATAGGACGCGTTCCACGGCACCTTGCACAATGTCACAGTGGTGTTGGGTGCCCATGCTGCGTAGTTATGATCCCATCCAAACGTTGATTCATTGGAAAATTCATCGAACGCGCCCATTGGTTTACTCCCATCAGAAAACAGAAAAGGTCTGCTACCAACAGTAGCAGACCTTCCCTATTTGATGCCGTTAGGGCTTTTCTTCAATCCTGTTCAAGGATGCCTTTACGGTGCTGAAGTTGTCTTGAATCAAATCCTTCAAGGGTTTCCCGTCAGGCATTGACGTTCCCCC